AGGAAGCCCGCCCGTCGCTTAAAACGATCGACCCCTAACCTCCCTACCCTCTGAGCTGAAAAACGGCTCTCTGGCGCGCCCCTGGGCGCGCCAATGGCCTTCTATTGCCCTGTAACAGGAGAAACGGACATGGCACGACCCACTTTTGGACTCGAATTTTTTCGTGTCGACGACCAGCCGCAACCTGTCGTCGGGGCGAATATGGACGTCATCGGCATCGTTGGCCCGTGCAGCACGGCTGACGAAGAAGCCTTCCCGCTCAACACCCCCGTTTACATGTACTCCAACGATCTCGTCATGCTTGGCAAGCTCGGTGACAGCGTCGGCTACTTCGACGGCTACATCGCTGACGCCATCAACGGGATCAATGCTCAGCTCGCCGACTTCCAAGTCGCCGCACAGCTGATCATCGTGCGCACCGAATACGGCACTGCAGCTGATCACAATATCAAGTTGCAGCAGACCATCGCCGGCATCATGGGTCAGAGCGTGATGGGCAACGGCATCTGGGCATTGCTCAAGGCGCCGAACAAGCTCTACACCACGCCGCGTATTATCATTTGCCCCGGTTACACTGGTCAGATGGCCAACTCACTCGACACATTGCGTACCGGCACGGTCGGACGTGGCTACATCCCCAATGCCGAGTACACCATCACCTTCACCCCCGGTAATGCCGAGACCAACGGCGCCAATCTGGTGCTGCCGGCGGCGCATGCGGTCGCCAATGTTCAAGGCGAAATCCACGACGACGATATCTACATCGACAGCTGGGGCGCTTGGCTCACCGACGCTCCGGTGGCGACATTCCCTCCGCCTGACGGCGACCCGCTCTCGGCTGAGCCTGCCAGCGGTCAGATTATTTTTTCGCGCGAACCCGGTATCGGATCAACGCTCACGTTCGACGGCACCACGGTCACGTTCGTGTCCGGCACTCCAACAGGCAGTCAGGTGCAGCTCGGCGGCAATCTCGACATTACGCTCAGCCGCTTACTCGACTTCCTGTCGAACTCAGCTGACGTCCACATCAACGACAACAACTACTCGCTGGTGGGCGGTACGCTGCTGATCATTCAGAAGGCTGCTGGCGCCGCCGGCAATGGCTATCAGCTGCGCAGTACGGTGACCGGATCATCGCTCAGTGGTTCGCATCTCACCGGCGGCACGGATGCGCAGACACCCACGCAGGCGGTGTTGAACGCGACCATGGCGCTCGGTGCCAATCCGATCGCCAGCATGCTCGGCGGTGTGCTCGATGGTCTCATCGGCCACGCCATTGTCGAGAGTGCCGGCTCCAGCGAGATCGGAGACAAGAACTGGCGCACCACGCTCAATCATCCGCGACTGATCGGTGTCAGCGGTGGCGTCAAGATCATGGACCCGATCACCGGTGACATTGTGGTGCGGCCGATCGCAGGTCGTATCGCAGGTTTGATGGTGGCGCAGGACTTCAGGATCGGCTTCCCGTCGCACTCCTGCGCCAACCGTCCGATCCAGGGCATCGTGGGTCCGGCGCGCTCGATCGAGTTCTCACTCACTGACGGCGACACTGAAGGCCAGCAAATCCTCGCCGCCAATCTCGGCGTGGTGGTGCGCGGTCTCATCGGTGTGGAGACGGCGATCAGCTCCGGAGGATTCGTGTTCATCGGCACCGATAATATGGGGGATGATGAACTCTGGCGCTTCTACAACGTTATGAGGATGCGCGACTATATCCATCTCTCGTTGATGCCGGCGCTGCGCACGTATCTAGGCAGAAGTAACATCACGCGTCAAACGGTCAGGAACGTTCTCGCCACGGTTGATCACTTCCTCGGTTCGCTGGTGGCAATGGACGTTCTGCTCGGCAAGCAGGTATCGTTCAAAGGCAATATGAACTCTGCCGAAGAAATTCGTCAGGGTCATTTGACGATCGGCTTCGCTGCTGAAGAGCCGACGGTCCTGCGCCGCATCACCACCATGAGCGCGCGCTATCGGCCGGCGATCGACAGCATGGTCGCTCAGCTCGAACAAGAGCTGAACATCGGAGTGGCGGCATAAGTGCCGAACTTTCCGTTAATCCTCGACTACGCCAATCTCTATTGTGGGTCAGCTCCCGACGACGACAAGGTCAGCAATCATCTGACCTTGTCGGAGTTGAAGCTCCCCACAATGGAGATTCAATACGTCGATCATCGACCCGGCGGCGCCCCCGTCGCGATCGAGATCGATGTCGTGATGACGCGAATGGAGCTGGAGTTCGAGGTCGTTGGAGTGACGCCGCAGATCATGGCGTTGCTGCGCAATCTCGAACTCGCGAAGCACGACTTCTTCGCCTACGGAAATTTACGCGACTACATGAGCGGCGGGACGCTCGGACTGTACGCGTACTTCCACGGGCAACTCGCCAAAGTTCAGCCGGGTGCATTCCGCAGGGGCAACGTATTCAACACGCGTTATCAGGTGCGCGGATTGATGCGTTACACGCTGTTTCTCGGCAATAACGAAGTGCCGATCTACGACTGGGACTTTTTCACCAACACGTTCCAGACCGGGAAGCTCATCGCCTAATCACAAGAGGAGATCAAGATGCCTAATCCCGTCTATATCATGGACTACGCCAACTTGTTCTGCGGCGCTGGTCCGCAGGATGATGCGTCGTCGAACCATCTGATCCTGACCGAACTCAATCTGCCGGCGATGGACGTGCAGTACAGCGACCACCGTGCCGCTGGTGCGCCGATCTATATCGAGATCGATACTGGCATGGCGCGATTGGAAGCGACGTTCGTGCTGGTCGGTCTCACGCCGCAGGTGATGAACTTGGTCAACAGCTGGGTGCTGACCGAGCGCAAGTTCTTCGCCTACGGCAACGTGCGCGACCACAACACCGGTATCACGCTCCAAGCGGCAGCAGCATTCATCGGTCAGCTTGGTCGAGCGGACCCGCAGAACTTCCGCAAGGGCGACGTAATGCACACCAACTACGCCATTCGTGGCATCACGCATTACGAGTTTCAGCTCGCTGGTCAGGAATTGATCATGTGGGATTTCTTCACCAACACCAGATTCTTTGGTGGCCGTGACAAGAATATCGAGGTTAATTCCAATCTGCACATCCGGCCGCCGGCACCTGAAATCCTGCTCAGGAATTTCACTACGGCCATGGACCCAGGCGCAGGCCCTGGTTAATCCATGACGCTAGAAGGATAGCACCACGCTTTGCGTTGTTTCACGCGACGGATGAGACTCTCGTCCACGCCAAATCTTTTGGCCAGTTGAGAGCTTGGCTCTGTGGACGAGAGAATGATCTGAACCTTGTGCTTATCGAGTTTGGCGTTGCTCAGCGTTCCGTGGCGGTACTTGTCTGACGCATCTTCTAGCGGAGTGCCCCACCGTATGTTTTGGGGCCAGCGGTTATCTGATGGATTGCCGTTGAGGTGACGCCCCTGCTGTCCCTTGGGACATGGGCCGACAAAAGCTTCAAGGACGAGACGGTGAATCGATCTTCGTACGATCTTGCCGTTCATGCTCAGGGAGACAAAGTGATGGTTGGTGCGGCGTCTATTAGGCCCCTTGGGGCTGTCACCTCGAAGCGGTTTCAAAACACGACCAGGAGTAAACCCTGGCTGTGGTCGTGGCCTTGGCAACGATCTGACGCGCCCAAGGTTCGATACTTCGTAGACGCCTTCGTAGCCTAGGACTGGTTTCCAATGCTCCATGGGACAAGTTTATAGCATGACACTCGATATCTTACGCAAGACTGGGGGGTGGATGGTTGAGTTGCAGCAGCCGCTCAGATCGCACACCGGCGACATCACAGCGATCGAAATACATCCACCTACGGCGGATATGGTCATCCGCTGGGGCAATTATGAGATTGAGAGCATGTTAGCGCTGCTCTCGCGGCTGTGCGGTCTGCCAGAAAAACTTCTGCGCCAGCTTCCAACGGCTGACTTCGATCGCGTGATGTTCGCGTTCATGAACACCGTGGGCGCTTCCATTAAACGCGACATCGAAGAGGGCAAGCGATTGTTGGCGACGCCAGACGATCAGCTGACTGAGCCAGAACAAGCCATACCGCCACCTGATCAGAAGGACCCGCGTTTTCCCGATCCTGGTGGTCCGGTTGTCCGGCTTGCTGAAAAGAAGCAGCCGGCGGAAGCACCGATGAACCTTGCTCCTCCACAAGTCTCTGAGGTCGTACGCTGATGGCTGATGACGAGATTAGACTCCGAGCGATAATCGAAGCTGAGGACCGCAGTCAGCAGGTCTTCAACGATGCCAAGAAACGTTCCGAGGATTTGGTAAAGACCCAACTCGACCTGAACGCTCGGCTCAATTCGTCGATGACGACGTTGGCTAACGGTCAGCAAAAATCCAATATGAAGGCTTCGGAATTTTATGCGATTACGAAGGATTTAGACAAGGCGACCAAGAGTCTAGCCGAGGCGCAGAAAGAGCAAGCAAAAGCTCTCCATGAGCTGGATCGTGCGCACGACAAAGCAGCCAGAGCGCAAGCTACCTATGCTCGTCAGCACAAGTCGATTTGGGAGCAGGCCACCGCTGATATCAAAGGCTACGCTGGCAGTTTTGTCGGTGTCGCCGCAGCTGTTGAAGTTGTGCGTCGATCGATCAGCGAGTTCGCGCAGTTCGAGCGCGGCATGGCGCGAATCGAAATGCAGACTGGCGCAACTAATAGACAGATGGCCAATCTTGGTCACTCGGTTGATGCGCTCGCGCGCGAAACCGGGCAGACGGTAGCGGAGCTGCAGAAGAGCTTTCAGACGTTCAGTGCCGAGATGGGTAGCGGTGGTGACGACGTCGTCAAGATGTTCAAGGAGGTGCAGCAGGCAGCATTCGCCGCCGGTACATCGTTCGAGACCATGAGCCGCACGGCGGTCACCGCTGTGAAAACCATGAATGTGCCGATGAGCGAAATAAAGGGAATGCTTGACACCGTCGTCAAGGATATCCCGGCATCAGCAATGCAAGCTTGGGACAACGTGGCGCCGCGCATTCTCGGGATCATGCGCAGCCTCGGTGCCACTGGCAAAGACTCAGTTGGGCAAGCTGCCAACGCGTTCGGTGTTCTTTCCAACGCAATGGGCAGTGCTCAGCTCGCCGGTACTGTGTTCGAGCAGATGATGAAGAAGGCGACGAGCACTGGTGACATGTTCGGGAGAATAATGATCCCGCAAATGATCGCTCTGCAAGGACAGACAGGAGGTGTCACGAAGCAGTGGGAAGCGATGTACCGGGAGATGGAGCGCTTCGGCATTTTCAGTGAGAATAAAGAACAAGCGCTGTACATGCAGCAGAAGTTCGGCTTCAGCGACGAGATGGTGCGCGGAGCCCAAGAATATCACAAAGTTTACGGGCAGATCGTTGAGGCAGTCGCTAAGGGCGAGGCCTGGGACACTGCCGAGAAGCGTCTCGTGCGTTTGTCCAAGGGACCGCAGGCTGCGGTCGATGATCTCAAAGGTGCGCTTGGTGAACTGTGGACTGTGATCGGCAGCGTGTTCGGCGGCACTATTCCTAGTGAACTCGCTAAGATGGTCACTGGTCTCAAGAATGATATCGAGCGGATTCAAGCGGCTTTCGCATGGATCAGACAGAACGTCACCAACACTGAATCACCGACGGGTGAGCGTTTTGGAGCTGGGTCTGCAGGGCAGATCAACCAAGCAAACCCCAACGGTCGTGGCGCAGTAGGGGAGTTCCTTTTCGGCGGTGAAAGTAAGCCGCAACTGAAAAGCAATCCTCCTCCAACAGTGGGTGGTCGGCGCACTGGTCGTTATCCAGGCGCAGGCTTTGCAACCGGAGGATCGTTCGAGGTTGGAGGCGAAGGAGGCATCGACACCACGCCGGTCGGTTTCATGGCCACGCGTGGCGAGCGAGTTGATGTCACCACGCCGATGCAAGAGAGCCTGCAGCAACAGCAGGACAAAGCCGACATTGCGATGCGCGAGCACTTCGCGCGCTTCCATGATCGCGGTACCAAGACCGGCGCAGCCCCGTGGTGGCCTGGAAGCTCTGTACGTGCTCCCGGCGCTGGCGGTCCTCTGAGCGGAGGCGGTGGTGGCGGTGGTGGCATCCCTGGTGGCTCTGGAGGTGCCTACGGCGGCCCTGGTGGCGGTGGCGGCGGCAAGGATGGCACCGGCAGCGGCGGAGTAGAACCTCCCGGCACCGGCACCACGCCGCTCAAGACGCCGGTTGGCGTTGATGAGAAATCAGAGACAGGTCCGGCAGAGGATATCGAGACCGCCGTCAAGCGCGGCTATCTCACTCAGGCTGGAGGCACTGCTGGCGGGAATACATCTCTGGCCGCGCAAAGAGTGCGTTTTGCAACGGAGATAAACAACAATCCGGCACTGAAAGAAAAAATCCTAAGAATTTCTGCTGGAGAAAATCTCGACAACAATGCCAACCGGGCCGTCTTTGAGAGCGCAATGAACCGCGCCGCGATGATGGGCACCACGTTGGCGAATGAGATGCGGATAACAAAGGAAGGTGGGTACTACGCCGGCTACAAGCCAAATATGACTGCTGCAGACAGAAAAATAGCTGAAGCGAATCTAGCAGCGGCGCTTGGCGGCTCTAACGTCAGTAACTACGCGACCGAGAATGCTTCTGGCTCTTGGGGCGAGAAGCGCATGTCGGGCGGGATGTTCACAAAAGTCTATCAGTCCGGCGCGAAGGGCAATGTTGAATTATTTGGTATTCCAACTGGCCCAGGTGCCAGAGGCTATGACCGATATGCGAAGTGGAAAGCAGACGCAGAGAAAGGCCAACAGGCTAATGTGCCGGTTGAGGCTGGTGGTACAACGGCCGGCACTGCTAGCTCTGTTCTAGCTGGAGTGCGGCAAGGGCAGACACTCGACGCTGAAGGAAAGGTGAAGCAGAGCACCGGAGAGTATGGCCCGCCGGGTGTTGGCGACGTAAAGCTGCTAGGCGACTCGAAAGGTGTGCACCCAGAGCTTTATGCTGTCGTCAGGGAAGCTTCCAAGTCGCTGCCAGAGGGCTACACCGCACGCATCTTGAACGGCAAAGAAGCGCGCACGCGTGGTGGCGAGCATCCAAAAGGCCAAGCTGCTGACGTCAAAATTTTCGGTCCTGATGGCAAGCCTGTTGGTGGTGACGAGGGTTGGTATCAGAACCCAGCAGCGTTTCGAACCTATGAGCAGTTCGCGCAGCGCGCCAAAGAAGCGCAAGTCAAAATGTATCCAGGCGGTCCCGGCTTCCAGTGGGGCGGGTACTTCGTCAACAAGGGTCCGGGTACGTATGGCTTCGCCGATGCGATGCACATGCAGCGCGGCGGTCCGGCTGCAGGCGGCACCTGGGAAGGCGGCGCACAAGGGCCTGTGCTCGAATGGCTGAAGAAAGGTGGCGGCACTAGCATCGGCATCAGTGGCAAGGTCGCCACTCAAGGTGCTAACTCGATTTCCGTCAAGACAGCTTTAACACCGGCGGAAGCAGCAGCCGAACAAAAACGGCTTGCGGAGATCGAGCAGCGCGCCAAGGATACTTTCACTAAAGCCGTAGAACGTAGCAAGGCACCGATTGCTGCTGCAAACAATAAACCTGCTAACGCCCCGACCAACACTAAAGATGTCACCGATCATCCCGCTGGAGGGGAGAAGGCTGCTGGCAAGAACCTTGGCGGTGGTGGCGATACTTCAGTCCCTGTCCGGCGCATGCCTAATCCTCCCGGTCAAGAGGACAGGGCAGCGGGCAAGGGCACCAAGGTAGCGGCAGCAACCCCGCATCCGGTATCACCACAGGCCGATCCCATTCCCGCAAGGCAGTGGGGCGGCAGTGTACGCGGTGGTCGATCTTACACGGTCGGTGAGAGCGGCCCTGAGACATTCACGCCTGCCGGTCCTGGTGAGGTAAAGCCCGGTACTGATAACTATGCCCGCTGGATGAAGCTGCCAAAGAGCAGCAACATCGAGGATCGACGCGGCGATATGTACGACACCCAGACTGGAGAGCCGATGGCTCTCCACAGGAATCCTCCATCCCTCAGCTCGATGTACGACCAACGCACTGGCGCGCATATCGGGCAAGGAGGGTCACCGCTCAAAGCAGTTTACGGTCACGATCCCGGCGCAATGAACCGGACGCTCAACCAATATCATGAGATGGTGGAGGAGATGCAGAAGCCCATTCGGCCAGTAATGGAGATGCCACGCGCGGGCCCGATCCGCCAGCGCATGAGCCGGCACGTCGAATCACAACGCGAGCGTGACGTCGGCCGCATGACCCGCCACGCCTCTCACTCCGACATAGGATTTGCGTGATGGCCGCCAACACAAGTGGTGAGCTTGAAGACGACTTCATCACAATGACTAACGAGATCATTAAGACGACGCAGGCGCCTCCGGTGGCGTGGCGTCAGATGGCTGACACTGGCTCGCGTTTGACGTCACGTTGGGTGCCACCGGTGGCCGGCTTGACGCAGCCAACTTACGAGCCGTCACCAAAATCAGCGATGTATCAGTGGGGCCCATTGGCGTTCGAGGTGTGGCCGCTCAACATCCACGAGTTCGACCACGAGACCGACACTGACTGGGCACAGAAGGAAATCGTGGGCTCGGCGATCTATCGCGAGTGGGTCGGAGAGAACGACGAGAACCTGTACTTCCGTGGCAAGGTCTTTCCGTATCGCATCGGCGGTATGAGCGAACTCGAGCTGATGGAAGCCACGCGCCGCAAGGGCATTGCGCAGGCGATGATCCGCAGCGGCGCCGAGCAAGGCACCCATCTCGGCTGGTACGTGATCGAAAAGCTGGTGCGTTCGCATAAGTTCTTGTCGTCCGAAGGTGTCGGTCAGGTAATCGAGTTCGAGGCGGTGTTCACGCGCGTGCCCGTGCCCGATGATCCTGCCGGCCACTTCGCGCAGATGTGGGAAGCCGGCTACGTCGGGAGGTGATCGTGGCCGTCATCGGTTTTGAATTGCACAAGATCATGAGCGACTACGTCACCGCTGATCTCATCATCTGGCGGCGCTATCGAGCGCGTGCGCCTGGGATGGTCGAGCTGATGCTCGACGCCAATCCGCAGCTCGCCTACGTGCACAGGTTCACGCCATTCATCCCACCCGGCACCTACGTACGGGTGCCGATCGATCCGGCGCTGGTGCTCGGCCGGCCGCCGACACTGCCGCAGGACAGCCTGTGGACTGATCGTGAGGGTTACCGGTTATGAGATTTCGGGTCGCTGATGGTGAGGTCGAGTATTACGCACGCGCCAAACGCGACGGCGGCAAGGTGCGCGTGCAAGGACGCGAGTGGCGGGTGCTCGGCGTCACCGTCGACATGATGGGCGGCGCAGCGACCAAAGCCTTGAGTGATACCAGCAAGGGCGCTCGACCACAGTGGTGGATTGAACTGACTGAGGCCTGATATGGCGATCGAAGAAGTCGAAGCCAGACTGCTGGCGCTGGCCAAAGAATACGATCCAGAACAGTTTCACACGCTGGTCAGGGACGATCCGTTCAAGGGTACTTTCACTCAAACCAACCGCATGCGGGCATTCTGTGCAGTGTTCGTCAACGGCACGGACATCACCTACAAGCTCGATCCACATTTGATCAGCGTGCGCATCATCGATGGCGATCATTTTCAGTGTGAAATCGAGATCGACGATCGTGATGCCATGATGCCGATCCCGCCGATCCTCGGAAAGGTCATGGTCCAACTCGGATGGGCGCGCGAACGAATGTTCAAAATGTTCGAAGGCGTGATCCTCGAAGTCGAGTACGGCGTCGGCCGCAAACAAGGTGGCAGGCGTATGTGGATTCACGCCAATGGTTGGGACTCTCTCAGCACGCGTCTCAAAGAACCGATGAACATGAACCTGGGCGACGGGGCACCTCCTGGTAAGGATGAAGGCGACAAGAAGAGCTTGGTTGATTGGGTGCAGAAGGTGGTTGGACACGGTGGCGGCTCTGCCAACGTCGCCGGCAAGTTCGCCGCCAACATGCAAGACTACTGGGGCGTGATGGCAGGCAGCCCGCTGCACACTGTCACTGAGCTAGGAAAGAAGTTCGGTGCCGCCGTGAAATGGGATAGCGGCAACGTGCTGCAGTTCGAGGTGCCGGGACAGCGCGGCATCAGCTGCTACGCGATCTGGAAAAACAATCTGATCGGCTGCAGGATACGTCCGTTTACTGCGCGATCGGCTTACGGCTCGACCATGGCCGAGACCTTCAACAACAAAGAAGGTCAATGGCTCAAGAAGACCATCACCAAGATTGCTGCAGGCCAAGGACCCGCAGCCTCTGCCGCTGCTGGTGGTGGCGGGCCTGGGCCGGAAGCTCACGAATCTGGCGCTGATCAAGCTACTCAGGGCGCGGCGGATGGTGACGCATCCAACCGAGGGCAGGGTCGTATCGTCATCAATGGCGAGCCGTCGGCGCGCTGGAATAGCTACTGCATTCTGCAGGGCGTTCGTCCTGGCGTCGATGGTCAGTATTACATCAACGTCGCCGAGCACATCTACAGCCGTCAGGGCTACGTCACGTGGCTCGATGTCGAACCGGATGCCAAGGCCAAAGGCGCTGACAGCGTGCTTGGCAACTGGCCGCTGCCACGGCCGAACCCAAACATCGGCTAACCGTTCTCCCGTTAAACCTGGAAGGAGCTTGCCATGGTTGCGAGCCTGGAAGACCGCGTCCTTGATTTCGGCCTGAACGTGCTCGACACCGAGACATCGTTCATCAGCGTCTGCAATGCCGAGCCGACCTCCATCGCCATTGCCGGTGGTACTGGCCTGCTTGGTTACAAGACCGGCGCC